TATCTACCATATAAGCATTCTGACCTGAATTTCCCATAATTCCTGAGTGCATACTTGTAGATTGAGCTGCACCAGATAGTGTGGCAGACGCTACTGTTACTAAATCTATGTCATTGGATGTTACCGCCCAATTCAAAGTAGTCGCAGGAGCAGAGTTTAATCGCGTGTAATTCTCTGTAGTCGAATTAACATCCCAAGTGTTATTGGTCACTCCTGTCTGTGGCACTTCTTTAGTCACAGAAACGACAGGCGCAAGCACTGAGCTAGTCAGTGAGATTGAAGCTGACTCGCCGTTTGTGAAGGTCTTGGTTAGTGTGCCAAGTGTCGGGTCTGTTGTTAAAGTTGCCCACGAAGGTACAGTGCCGTTGGTAGTTAAATACTTACCTGACTGACCTGACTGTGTTGGAAAGTCTGTTACTTGCGATAAATTAACGGTTGTAGTTATTGCAGCACTATCTTGAAACGCAGAACCGTTATATACGCGAGTAACTGTATTTGCTGTGTTGAAATATTGCGCTCCAGTTTGTAGCGCGTTCCCATCGTTATCAGTCGTAGGGTCTGTCGCAAAAGCCCCTAGATACCTATCATCAAAAGCGTCATAAGTAGCAGCGGCGTTAGTTTCAGATGTTGCCGCATTAGTTGCTGAAGTAGCAGCGTTAGTTTCAGATGTTGCCGCATTAGTTTCACTGGTCGCAGACGCTGTGGCGCTGGTCGCAGACTTAGCAGAGTAGTGTAATGCACTATATTCACCCCCTGAAACTGGGGTGTCTTCTATTTCTGTAGCCCATTTTTTAGCAGAGCCAGTTGGAGCAGCACCAGACGCATTAGCAAAAGCAGACCAATCCGTACCACTTACTGCTGCATCGTTTTTCACCGCCCATTCAGACGCTAAAGTCACATTAGTATTTGTCGTGGCTATGTCTGTGTTCATAGAGCCAATAGTAGTATTCATTTCTCCTTGGAAAGTTACTATGGCAGCAAGAAAAGCGTCAGCACGAGTTACAAAAGTTGCAGGTGGGTCAGTTCTAGCAGGTGCAACTGGTAAAGTAGTAAGCGTTGGAATAGTCATTAGGTCAAGCCCTCTATAGATAAGGTACACATAGACACCACTGGTCCTGTGAGTAATACATCAAATTCACGATAGTATCCGTAGATAATTGTACCTTCGGTATTATCTTCTGCAATCCAAACGCTTGGTGTGGTTCGCAAATCTGTCAGAATCTTTTTAACTTCTGCAAATCGTCCAGTTTCAATAACAACATCAATATCAGCTTCATCAGAGAAAGCACCTGCTGTAATTGTTGTCCTGCCTTGAGAGTCAACGGTTTTAGTTGAGTAGTCAATAATACCAAAAGATGCGCCGTATTGTGAATCACCTATAACTGACGAAGTTCCTAGAACTAATGCACCAACTTTAGCAGTTTCCCCAGAATCATTAAAAACTACTTTGATAGCTGCCGATGCATAAGGAGGTAACCCCAAAACACTTAACTCGTTTTTTCTATTTATAGCCGTAAAGAAATAATCATACCAGTTTGTAATTCCTGAGTAAGATGTCATTGGAAAAGTTTGGTTATAAATCTGTCCCTCAGTAGGGTCTGTAACTGTAACCGTGATGCTAGCGCAGTCAACATTAATAGCAGCTAGAGCCGTAGTTACTACCGCAGGAGTTATCGTTACATCAATAATATTCGCTTGAGTTGTTTGTTCTTGTACAACATCGTTAAACATTTTGAATCTGTTGGTGCTAGATACTTCTGTCCAGTTTGTACCATCGTCTACAGTAGGGTCATTACCTGATTGACTGTGTACAGATACATAAATTTTATGAGTAGCAGTCGCAGCACCATTTGCCGTTGTCGTAACCATTACTTGATTACCGACATGGTAGTTAGTGCCACTAAGCCACTCAGTGGCATCATTTTCTGGAACATCGGTAGCCGTTAATGTAGTAGGCGTAACTGTGTTGGACTTAATAACCTTCATTCTATGCCCTCACTGGCGGCAAGCCATTCTTGTTCCAACTGTCTTCGATACGAGCAGTTTTAGTGACTGCTTTAGCAACGACTAGCATTAGCTCGTTCAAATTATTTCGCAATCCTACCATTTCACTAGACATTCTGTCAGTAGCCGCTACTTGTGCTGATGTTTGAACTCTTTCACCTGCGTGTAGTTCTGCAATGTAACCATCGTAAGGAACGTTTGATAGACCGCTTTGGTGCGAACCGTCTATAGATTGTTTTAAAACGCCACCAGAACGAGAGAGTATTCCTTCATAAGAACCATCACCAATAATATCGCTTATAACTTGTGAACCTACAGAGTTTCTAGCCCCGACTGCTTTTATCCATTCAGCAGCATAACGGTCAAGTTGCTCATCAGTTGAAGCGCCTTTAACTTTACCTTCTTCAATAAATGTTCCCATTACAGTTCCAGAGCCTGAACCTTCAACTCCGTAACCGTTAAAAGTATGCCCTGATAGATTTACATCATACCCAAGAGCTTTGGCCGTTTGGGTTAAAGTCATATCTAAATTTCTAAATGGCTGTATAGCTGCCTCTGCTTCTTCGTTAGTCGCGTTCTGCTTAAATCCAAGAGGAGAAAAATTAGAATCAAAAGGAGCAGTTTGAAATATATTTGCATCACTCATGCCGCCAGTTTTAGCCATTGTTAAGCCAGCGGTTGTGGTCGGAGTGCCACCTTTATCTAGTAATTTAGCTGCGAGAGCTGCACCTGCAATACCTATTGTTAAAGGATTGGTAAGAAATGCAGCAGCGCTAGATGAAAGACCTGCACCCGCAGCAGCAGCGGCAGTAGGAGGACCAACTAATGCCGCACTTGTTCCTACAGCAGTTCCCATTGCTCCAGATACGAATTGACCCGCAGCACCAACAGCACCCGCTACTGAAGCGCCTATTCCTGCGCCTCCTGCAGCACCCGCAGCAGAACCGCCAAGTCTTGCACCAGATAAACTAGCAACGAATTGACTAACAACACCGCCAAGACCAGAAGCGATTGAGCTAATAATTGAGCCAAATCCACTGGTTAAACTAGACAAGAACCCAGATAAGCCACCAGAGCCAAATATTGCATTGGTAATATTCTGCGCAGCAATCTCAGCAACCATCGTCACAAAGCCATCTTTTACCGTAGTAAAGAATGAGCCAAAATCTAGCTTACCTTGCGTGATAGTGTCCTTAATCAATGTAGCCCAAGCTGTCTGTGTGTTTTCTACAGCAGTGGTGAATGTTGTTTGAGCTAGAGTTAGACCGCCCTTGCCATCTGTTCCCGCTAGTTCTTTAGCAGCGGTTCTAGTATTTGTCGCAAGATTAGTCATCTCTGTATTGGTAGTGCCTGTTGCAGTATTTAAAGCAGCAGTTCCAGTGTTTACCGCAGCTAGACTGCTATCTAAATCAATAGCAGAATCATCTAGCGTGGTGGTTGCGTCATTCATTGAACCAAATGTTGTTGTAACAACATCCACACTTTCTTCTAAAGTATTAAAGAACCCAGTGGTTATATTTGTTTGGTCAGCAAGATTTACGCTTGCCGCTTGTTGGTCTGCATATTTTTGAGTTACAGCAGCAAGAGACTCTGATTTTCTTTTGTTTATTTCTGCTAATTGTTTTTCAGTATTAAATTCTGTCTCGTAAAAACTTTTAGCCTTAACAACCATCGTTTCATAAAAGGCTTCAATTTGAATTTTTGTCTGCGCGATAAAACGAGGAATAAATATAGTGAAACCATTACGAAAGAAATCAACTACATTTCTAACAGCAGTTTCCGCACCAGTAGCTACAAATTTAAACGTGTTATAAAACAAGTCGTAAAAAGTTTTTAAACTACTTATAGCCCCTTTAATTAAAGGCTTGAACAAATCAGATATAAAAGTAAATAAGACTGTAGCAATCTTAGATACTTTAGTTGCCCAAGGAGCCCAAAGTTGTATTAGCGCATTTAAGGTTGTCTTGGTAGCGTTAAATAAATCTTTAAAATAACCAATGTAGTCATCATAGTTTGCGTTAAGCGCATCTACAAATGGAGTGCTTGCAGTAACAATAAAGTTTCCTAGCTCTACTCCAGTAACCGCAAACTTACCTTTCAAAACGTCTAACTTTTGCGACATCGTATTAGATACTTTGTTAAACGCTCTATCTGTCTGCCCTGCGGAGTTAGACATATCGACCATAATGCCGTTGAATGTTTCAGCTGCGCCACCTGTCAAAGCGAATACTGTGTTTAACGCTTCTGTGCTACCAAATAAATCAAGTAGCTTTTCTTCACTACCACCTGTAGCAGTAACTAGCTCATCTAAGAATCCTGCTAAGCCTTTTGACTGTAATCCCGCCAGACTAAAGTCTATTCCTAACTCTTTCGCCGCATCAGATGCGGCTTTACTTGGCTTTAACACATTAGAAAGAGTGGCTTTCAGTCCTGTTACCGCTTCCGCAGTAGCAATACCTTGCGTAGTCAACGCAGAGATAGAGCCAAGCGTTTCTTCAAACGATAGGCCCGCCGTAGCAGCCGTAGCAGCAACTTTACCGATACTGCCAGATAACTCGCCTACTGTAGTTTTACCCGCTCGCATAGCAACAAATAGCGCATCAGACACCCTAGCTGCTTCGCTAGTCTCAATGCCGTAAGCATTAGTGATACTGGTTAAACCGTCTACCGCAGTGGTTACATCTGTAACACCACCAATAGCTAGTT